ACCGATAAGAGCACCACTACCAAGCCAAGAACCTGCCGATACAGCTCCTTGTCCTACACCAGCAAGTCCTAATGTAGTAGATGCTATCCCCTTTGATGCGCCCTTGACGATAGCAAGTCCCACAGCACCAGCAGCACCACTTGCCAATATGTTCTCGGTCGGGATTGATTTCCCTTTTTGTCCTATCGCTGCCTGTAGTCGTTTTTCTTCGGTTGATTTTGCTCCACCTTTTTTTATTTTTCGGCTGCCGTTCTTTTTTTTTATTGATAAATTACTCCTCGTTCTTACCATTATTTCTATATATAAGCGGGATAATATTAAATTATAATTGTTTAATTTAATATTATTTTATAAATGCTAAATTTGTCTATTTTGCTAATTCTTCTCTGAGGGTCATTAACTCGGTCGCAACATATGGACCTGACGCTGGCTTATAAATCATTATTTTAGATTTACCAGTCAGTAGCAATATGTTTTTGTAAGTATTATTGGTAAATTTGGCTTTTAATGCGTCCGTCAAAAATTTAGGATTAGCCTTAATGTATTCAGTTTCCGAGACAATACTGGATTTGTATTCTTTGATTTTTTTATCGTAAAATGTTTTAGCAAGAGCAGCAGTAGCGGTTTCATCGTTGCTCTCTGTAAATTTCGCAAACACTTCAGGGATATTGGAAAATCGTGCCGCATATAGATAATGCTGGACGCTGGGCCACAATTTCGCATCAATCTCTAATTTATCACCATCTTTATTGGATAATACCCAGGAATTGTCTATTTTTTTTCTCCAATCAGGCATATCTTTTAATTTGAGGACACCAAGATTGGTTTTATGTTCTATGGTAATTGTTTCGCCCGTTCCCTCGCCTAATTTTTTATGCTGGGATTTGGAATAAATTTGTATCACCGATGTATCGTCATATAAGTTGGATTTGCTGTCGTCAATTAAAGACACTTTTTTCGCTGGACCAATTGGTAAATTGATTGTCGTGGCGAAATCTTTAAACTGCTTAATATAAGAGAATGAACCCGCATCGTTTTCTTTCATACACGCATTTACTACTTCCTCTTTAACTTTGTATGGTAGTTCGGCGAAAGTAAAAGCACCCTTACCAACATTTTTATCATATGTAATTAATTTGTAATGAATACCATCAGTATAATTAGCAATAATATACTGGTCTGGGTCAAAAATACCTAGTCTCTGTATTTTTTTATCGGCATCACCACATTTCACAACCTTATTATGTATTTGAACCACCTCCGAATCTTTTGTATCGTCTTCCTCAAAATTATTTTGCGATAAAATAATGAATTTAACATTGTATAATCGCTCTAATGTTGTAATAGCATAGTCATCAGCCCAGTATTTACTGGTTTTAATAACTTCTCTCATCTCGTCAATAGTATTGATATTTTCCATAAATGCGAAATGACGGCGTAATTCTTTTTGCTCGGCACTGATTTTAGCACCACCAACCATTAGCTCTAAATTTTGCTGTGCCTCTCTCAACATACCAGTTTTTTCGGTTGTATTGCTTGTTCCGCCTATCATAGTCTTCAGGTTTCTATGGCGTAATTTCAATTGGTTGATGGACCCTTGTGTATTTTTTTGCCCCCCAGTTATAGTATTATACATAGTATAGTATGCCTGGAACTGGTCTTCGTCAAGACTTTCGGCTAATTTAGCCCTTATATTAGTAACGCTGATATTTTTATATTTGTCCTGACCTGTAGATTTTAACCCGTCTCTCAACGTGGCGAAAAAACAATCTCCACTTCCTTCATTCTCCTGAAAGAAATATTTATGACTTTTGAAAAATTTATTAACCCATTCATCGGTAGGCATCGGCTTATAACTATTGATTTCATCATCACACTCTTCCTTTGTTTGTTCTTTTAATACCATAGGTTCGGCAATCACCGGTTTATCAAATATTGGTGCTTCGTCTTCATCATTATCGGGTTCGCTTCCATCACTAATATCACTTATGTCGCTCTCGTCATCACTATTATCATCGCTCTCATCATCAGTATCATCGCCAGATTTGTTGGGTTCGGCAAACGCAATATCATCATTATTGTATTTGGTATTAATGTAGTTTTTAGTGTATGTAAATAGCAAGGGCTTATCTAATTTATCTAACTTGATATTTTCTGTATTATCTAATAATTTAAGATAAGAATCATTTTTAGTTTCAAAAACACCGATTTTAGCAGATACGCTGGTATTTTCTACCAGGTAAATATTATAATATACGATGTTGTTAGTATCGCTATATTCAAAACAGGGATTACCTAAAACAAATTTCACGTTTTTGTTATAAATTTTAGCTTTATATGCGTAGCTTTCACCACCTTCATCGTTTTTAGCGAGGCTATTAGTCTCGGTATAATTGATGTTTGCATCGATTCTTGATAGAACCATCTATATATCTTATAAAAATAAGAAAATTTTATGTAATTATAATTAAATATAGTATTATATAATATGTAATAGTTATTATTTATATAGTATAAATTTCTTGATATTTAACATTGTAATGATTAAGTATATTATTTAATTGAATAATAAAGTCATTATTGTTGAGAGCAGTATCTATATATATTTTGTGTGGATCATTATTAATATTAAAAAAATTATGAATATGTATTTCTGGCGTAGGAAACCATTCATGAACTAAATTGTAGTTTCTAATCAATATTGATCTACATATTTGATTTGTTTTAAAATTATTAAAAAGAGTTCCTTCTGGAAAATTATTATTGGAATGGGGGTCATATTCAATTTTTTTTATAATATCATTATTCCATGTATTCAATAGTTTTTTAGATATTATAAAAAATCCATCATTAACTTTAGAATCGCATTTAACAGATGAATAAAGAATAGAATCATTTAAATTATATAAATTTGGTAAATTAAGAATCATTAAATCGGGTCTACTTCTAATATAATAATTATATTCAAAGTTATTATTTTTTGAATATTCTATGGCTTTGTTTAATATAATATCTATTGATTTAAATTGTGAATATTGCATTTTATTAGACTTATCAAGTTTATTAAATACTATAATATGTTTTGGTTTTAATAAATCTAACATTATTTCAAAATTATTTAAACCTTTTTTTGTATTAAAAAAATTAATTTTTGGTAAATTGTATTGTTTATAAAATCTATCATATGGTGTTTTTTCGGAATCAATAATTTCGTCAATTTTAAGAATGATATAAAAGTCTATAGAAATATTTAAAGATTTATAAGTTTGAATTAAATTTTTATAATATTTAATCATTTCATCAATAACAAATGTTCTGGGTGAACCGGATATTAAAAAAGCAAATTTATATAATTGAAAATTCATATTGAATTAATAAATGAAAATATTTTTAAATAATTAAATAATAATTATTTAATTATTTAAAATATTAACAAAGACACCACTTTAAAAACCATAATTGAAAATAATAAATTGTATTGTGGTAAAAAAAATTGAATTGAATTTATACAAACATATATGTAGAATTAATTAGATAAACAAATAATTATGCAGAACGAATCATATGTTTGGCTTTCTCTTGATCCAGTACATAGTGCGATTAATTTTTATCCACGTGATATTGCTTATAAAATTGAAACTTGTTATAATTTACATACCCGGTATTTTAATAAACATTGCATATTAGGTAGCAATTTCTTTAATGCTACTATTTATTTTCATTCTAATCCCGACCAAGCATATTATCAAACTACACCAGGAAATAATCTTGGATATACATTTAAACAACCTGGTTATCGCAGTGTAAAAAGAATAGTATTGACACCAGAATCCAGTAATATAGAAATTTTTGGAAAAAGAATTAATGGTGAATGGCGAATTACCAATAATTATAATGATAAAGAAAAAATATTTAATCTAGAAATTCCACCAGATGTAATTATTTATCCGTCAAGTCTTATGACAAATTTGGTTGAAACCAATGAAGTTAGTTAAAAATCAAATTTATTTACATTTTTGGTAAATTGTATAGTTTATAATTTATATATAGTAAAAATTAAATATTAAGATATATTAACTGTAATTTGATTTACCAGTTTAATTAATATATAAAAAGTTGTAGCAAATAATATACTATTAAATAAGTAACCATATAAGTTAGGATTAGCATCATTACCAAATAAAACAGGCAATGTTTTTTTTAGAGTTTTTCTAAAAATAGGTAATTGAAATAGGAAATATAAAACAGAAACTAGTAGAGGTAATTGAAACTCATTATAAAATGCGTCTAAACTATTCAAAGAATTTTGTTTTTTTGTATTTTGGGAAATAAGATCTTCTTGGGTTTGAGAATTAGAAATATAATTAATATTATTTCTTATGTTTATTGTGGATTATTTTTTACAAATTCGTTGTGTTTTTCACTTTTAAGATGCTGGCTTTTACCACCCCTGGTATGAATAGCACCACAAATACAAGTTATTTGTTCTTTCTTCGTCGCAGCCTCTTTCTTTTTAACTTCTGGGTCTTCACTCCGTTTTTTATTAGTCTCATATTTTTTCTTTCTAAATTCTGGGTCTTCCATATTTTTTTTATACCTGATACGGTTATATTCTCTATGATATTCGGCTCTTTCTTCGGGTGTTTGTGCTGGTAATCTTTCATTTAGTGATGGCTTAAGTTTTTCAATCCAATATCTCTCCAGATTTGATGCTTCTTTTTCATTTTCTAAATTTGCCGTTTCTAATATTTCAAAATCCCAATTATCATATCCGCCGTTCTCTCTAATGAATTTATAAACCTCGTAATTATACCCTTCACTCTTTACATTATTACAAACGCTCTTATGTGCTATTTTCCGTATATGAAAATCTCCTGACTTACCTACATATTCGTCTTCAATAAGTGGGTTGTTAGAACATAATTTATATAAAACTGTGTTAGACCAATCAACCGTCATTTAATAGTTTATGATTAATTATAAATTTTTATTTTTAATTAATCAATTTTAAAACATATTTAATTATATTTGATATTTCTTTCAACCATATCCTTATGCTTGAAGATTATTTTATTACTGATACTCGGGTAAGATTTAGTTGTTAAACCTGCTAAATATTCAATATTTTTAACGATTTCGTGTTCTTTGTTCGTAAGCGTTATATTCGAAACTATAAAAAAAATAAATTGCGAAAGTAGCTCATTATAGTCTTTTTTGCCTTCTAATTTAATATTAACCATTAATTCTTTCTGTAAATTTGCGATGGAATCTAAAGCATGGTTTTCAGGAACTAACTTAATTTTACTACAAAAAATATAAAATCCACACAAGCATTTATATCTATCGTTATGTTTATTGGTTTTGCTTATCTCATCATAATCAATTGATTCGGGAAGTTTAACATATTTATAGACATCGTAGAAAATTTTCAGATTATCATTAAGTATATCAGTAAATTTTGGGTCAATAACAATTAAATCATTTAACAAATCTGAATATAGATTATTAAAGGGAATGTTATTATAAACAAGAGAATCAAATATATACATGTTAATCTTATTTAGGTCATCACTACTAATATCCTTATAAATTGATTTATAATAGCATAAAAATTCATTTTTTAGTTTTTGGTATGTTTGTTCTGTAATTTTGTTTAGAATTTTTCTAATATTAGTAATAATCATATCATAATCCGATTTGTTATTAATATAGCACATTCTATTAATTCTATAATTTTGAGCGATGGGTTTATCAATAATCAAATTATCAGATAAGTTTTTTTCAATACTATCCTTACTAACAACCTCTTTATCTGGCGATGTTTTACTAACTATGGTTTTATCGGTCGCATTTGCGTCCTTATTGTATGTTGGTTGCCGCCTATTATTATTATTATTTTTAAAATGTCTCACATTTTTGTGATTTTTATGATACGAATTATTTTTAAAAACAGGAGCGGTATTATTTGGTTTCTTGATATCAATCAAAATGTTATTCAAATAATTTTCAACATCATTATTCAAATGTTTTTCTGGAATATTTTTAGACAATTCCATTATAAAATTAATGTCATATGTTAATGGACTCATATTATATTAATAGGTAATGAACTCTTATATTGTATTTTTTATATATTTCAATTAATTGTATATTTCGTTTGCTATATCTAAAAATTATATATTATATTATAATGGAAAAAATACTACAATTATTAAGTGCCGACGAAAATACCACACAGCAAAACAACTTAATAGAGGAACAATTTAAATTGCCGATTGAAACGATAGATGAAAAAATAGAAATACAGGATAGCATACAAACAGATTTAGAATTAATGGAATTTAAAAATCCTTCAGATTTATCTGGGAATACTTACAAGGAGAATTTGTATAATTCTATATTTCAACCTAAAAATCAAATAGAACAATGTATAACCAATAAATGGAGCAACTTTTATACTAACGACAAGGGTTTTTTGAATGAAACGCAAAACTTATTGACAAATTATAAAAATACCGTGTCTTTTGAAAATGATAGTGAATTATGCGAAAATTGCTATAATTCTTGTCAGGACATTACAAAAGATAATGGGTTTATGGAGAAATATCAATATATAGACCTGCCCTTTCTTAAAAAATATAACAACGATGAAATGTGTATGCAAATGCTCTCAATATTCAATCTGGCTAATCCAGTATTAAGTCTGTTAGCACCCGTCATACTATTATTATTACCTTTTTTTATTATAAAATTACAGGGACATGATGTTACATTAGAAACGTATTTCGAACATCTAAAGCAAGTATTTAGTAGCCATATTTTAGGTCAATTCTTTAATGATTTTCACGAGGCACCAGTCTCAACCAAAATATACCTGTTAGTAAGTATTATTTTCTACGGATTTCAAATGTATAACAACGTAATCAGTTGTGGTAATTTCTATAAAAATATCAAATATATACACGATAAAATTTTCAGTATAAGAGATTATATTAGTAAATCCATCTATAACTTCAACAATTTATTAAAACATACATCAAACCTGGTAACATACAAAAACTTTAATACGCAACTGAATAACAATTTAGTTATCTTAAATAATTATTTGGCGATGTTGAATAAGATTAATGTATATCAAATAAGCTTTAAGAAAATATTTGAACTGGGACATCTAATGAAATGTTTCTACAAATTACATAACGACCAAAGCATTATCGATTCTTTATATTTTTCCTTTGGATGTAATGGTTATATCCAGAATATATCAACACTCCAAAAACATATCAAAAATAACTGTATTAACTTTTGTAATTATGTGGGTAATAATGAAAAGACAACTTTCAAAAATGCTTATTACGGCGAACTATTGACTTCGTCA